TGATAAATTTGTAAATCTGCACTATCTCCATAATATGCTTTAACACCATCAACATGAAATAAATCACCATTACCATCCATTCCAAACTTTGTTGTACCGCTTCTTGCAAAATTTAGGTTTCCATTAATAGTATTAATCCAGTTATTATTTGAGTAATGATAAAGTCTTAAATCAGTTCCAGCACCAACTTTTAACTCACCGTTATCACCTAATAATATGTCATTACTATTTACATCTAAGTCACCGCCTAGCTGTGGAGTCGTATCTTCAACAATATTTGCTAGTTTAGTTGCTATTGAGTTGGTAACTGTTGTTGAGAAGTTAGCATCATCACCTAAAGCTGCTGCTAATTCATTTAAAGTATTTAATGCACTAGGGCTACTATCAATTAAATTTGTTATTGCTGTATCTGTATAAGCTGTTGTAGCAACTTTTGTTGAAGCATCTCCAGCAGATTGTGTAGTTGCAGTTACTCCGTTAGTCAATACACCAGAGCTAGAAGTTAATCCACCAAACAAAGTATTTCTTGTAGCTATATCTACACCGTCAACTGTGCCTGTTACTGTTACATTACCTGTTACTGTTAATGCTCCTGTAGCAGCACTACCAGATGTAGATAAGTTTTGCGATCCAAATGAAGGAGTCACTTTTGTACCTGCTATCGCTGCACTTGCATTTATGTCATCATTTACAATTGTTCCGTCAACTATGTTTGCACTAGCTACAGTTACGTCTGTTGGTAACGCTCCAGCAGCAAGCGAGTCTGTAGCAATTGTATCTGTAGCAAATCTAGCAGCAGGGATTGTACCACTAGATAAATCAGCAGCATCTAAATTAGTTAAATTAGCTCCACTTATCGCTGGTAATGTTGCAGGGAATCTAGCGTCAGGAATAGTTCCACTTGTTAAGTTGCTTCCATTTAAAGCAGTTAAATCAATAGCAGCCCAAGATGTATTACCATTTGCATCAGTAGTTAAAAAATTACCGTTAACAATATTATTAGGAAGAGTTAAGGTATAACTTGCAGCAGCACTATGAGGTGGTCCTTTTAAAATAATTCCATGTGAGTTTTGTTCGCAATTTAATTTTATTTGACCAGATCCTTTAGTGGCATTTCCTACTAAGGTGACAACATTAGATCCACTTGGATTAAAACTTAAAGCTCCATTTGATGTGATATTTAAACTTCCGTTTATTTCTTCAATTGTTGATTGATTGCTTGAATGATGTATTTTTAAATCTGATCCTGTACCAAAGATTGCTTTTGCATTATCAGCATAAGCATTATCTCCTGTAAATGTATTACCAGTAGTTGCGGCAAAGTTACCACTAGCTGTAACACCACCTTGCCAAGCACCACCGTTGTATATTTTTAATTCATTAGCAGTTGTATTAAAGTATAAGTCCCCTTCTGCTAGTGAATTTCCACCTCCATCTGTTGAAGGATTTGACGATGCAACTTGATATTTATCTCCAAAGTTATTTATAGAAGTTAAATTACTAGCTGCTGTATTAACACTTGAAATGGAACCAGCAACACTATTTACGTTAGTTATTGCACCTGCGACTGTAGTTACATTAGAATTATTACCTGCAACAGTAGTTACGTTAGAAGAAACACCAGCAACAGTTGTAATATTGCTAGATATACCTGCCAACGTATTCATGTTAGTTACATTGGATGATGTACCCAATGTGTTCATATCAGCTACGGCATCAGTTGTACCAAGCAAAGCCATATCAGCTACAGCATCAGTAGTACCTAATCTTCCAATCTCAGTAGCCTTACCTGCAACAGCAGTAACATTAGAATCATTATTTGCAACTGTTGTGACGTTACTACTAATACCTGCAACTGTTGTGACATTGCCACTAATAGCTGCAACAGTACTTACTTCAGTTGCTTTTGGTACTAATCTATGAAAATTATAAGTATGTAAGGTCGAAGTAGATTCAACAATAAGACCAAAACCTTGAGGAACGCTAGATGGAGTGACGTTATTTATAGTGACTGTATTTCCAGTACCAGCTCCGTTTGCAATAGTAATAGTATTAGAACCAGGAGTAAGAGTTGTTGAGACACTTGCTATAGATAAAATTGCAGCTTGTCCAGCAGATCCTTGTGGATTAGTAGCAGGGAAACTTGTTTCGTTTGCTATAGCATTAAAACCACCAACATCATCTACAAAATCAATAATACGAGCATCAATAGCAGCAGTAGTAGCAATTTTAGTATCAGCAGCACTCCAGGTTTCGCCTGATTGTATTTCTTCTAAAGTATCTTTCCCATAAAATATTTCCCCTGCACGTTTAGCTGAATAAAATTTATTATCACTAGTAGAAGTACCAGAGGTAACAATAGCAGTACCACTTGCATCATTAATAACAGGAGAAGTTAAGGTTTTATTTGTAAGTGTTTGTGCATCTGTAAGAGTTGCAGCGCTGTTTAACTTTGTATGATCAGCATCTGTAAAGACATTACTATCAGAAGCGGCCTCTACTGCTGTCCTAATTTCATCAGCAGTTTGATCTGCTGTTGCAGCAGTCTCAATATTATCTAATTTTGTTTTATCACTAGAAGACATACTTCCAGCATTAGATGTAGAAGCTGCTTGTAATTTTGATCCAGATATAGCTGCACTTGTATTTATATCAGCATTAACAATACTTCCATCAACTATTTTTGAACTATCAACACTATTACCAGCAAGTATAGTATTTGATACTGTGCCTGTATCACCTGAAGTAATGACTGTACCTGTCCTATCGGGCAGTGTAATTGTATTGTCTTGTGTAGGGTTTGTTATTGCTAACGTAGTCTCGTTGTCATTTTCAGTAGAACCTTCAAATACAAGGTTAGCTTTTATAGTTTGAGATCCATCTCTTTTTATATAATCATCTATAAGTTCTTGAAGTCCATGTACAACTTGTTTATTAATATTATTTAATTCAGTTGCTGTTAAAACACTTCCATCTGAGAAGACATGAGCTACTGTATTCATTAAAGTATTTCTTTGAATTAATATTATTGCTCCGTTAGCTGGTGCGTTACCAGTAGTAAAAGTTATTTGAGTGTTACTTGTAAATGTATAATCTGTTGTTCTAGTTTTTAAAACACCACCTACAAATACTTCTACATCTAGTACACTTGAATATTGAAAATCTAATTGATAAGGACCAGTTGTTCCATTAGAGGTAAGAGTTGTTGATGTTGAAGCTGTTGATCCGCTAAAGGTATTAGTAGCCATAATTAGTTATTAGGAAAAAGTTGTAGGAGTTCACCATATTCTTCTTTTATTTTATTCTTCTTGTCAATCCTTTGCATTTTTTCTTGATCTCCTACTACCTTTTGATAATATAATCGTTCACCTGCAAGAATATAATCTCTATTGATTTCTGACATTCTACGATAAATTTCTTCAGCAGCTACTTTTCCTGGTCCTTTTTTAATAGTATCAGATTGTTCTACTGCAAATTTTTGTTGTTCATAGGCTACTGAATTAAGATATTCATTTTGTGCTTCAATTAAAGTCTTTGCACCAAATCCATCACGATCCAATTCAACTCTATTTATAACAGTCTTCATTTGATTATATTCATAAGTATTTAATTTTTTTACAACAGCATCATCTTTATCAAGATCTCCAGTAATAATTTCCCTTGGTTCTGGAAGTAATCTTCCTATTAATTTTTGTGCTGAATAATATTTATAATTCTTACTTTTACTATATCTATTAGTTGAAATAGCATCCAATCCTTCTCTTTGTGCATATAAAACTGGATCACCTGTTGCGTGTTCTTCCATAAAAGGTAAATCAAAATTTTTACCAATAAATTTTTCTTGAGATTGATTTATTATGTCTCCTAAGATTCTTTGCATTGTCATATGTTTGTTGTAATTAGGATCGTTTATATTTAAATTAGGATCAATAGCATCTCCAGCCCTTACTTTTGTATCTACTTTTTGTTTAAATCTTTGTATTTCTTTATCAGTAAAACCCATCAATTCCAAAATGTCTGCTGGTGCTTGTTTTAATCGAGTACTTAAATTTGCATAAGGTAATATATAAGGTATGCCTTGTGGTGTAAGTCCAAATCCTCTTGAAGTTAAAAACTTACCAAAATATTGACTACCTTTTTTAGCTTTGTAATTAATATCATTATCTATTAAATCTCTATCACCTGCTCCTGTTTTTGGTACTGCTTCCATAATTCCTAATAACTCACTAATTTGTGTTGTATAGCTTCTATCAAATACAAATCTAGAAATAGCACCTGTCCAACCAACTGTAAAATCATCATAAGGTTTATCTTTAATAACTCCATGAGAATTTGCAAGATCAACCATTAAGCGTAGATACCCTGCCAAAGGTTCTGGCAACCACCATCTGTTTTCCAAAGTCGAATATACATATACTGGCTCACCATCTTCACCAAATAAAGGATCACCATTTTCATCTTTTTGTAAGACTCCATAACTATAAGGTCGCCAACCATTTTTCCATTGAGCTTTCCACATAGCAGCACCTTCTGGAGTATTCCAAGCTGGACCTCCACCTGTAAGAATTATGGGTGGTACATATTCTTCATCTCTTAGTTTGTTTTTATATGTCATTGCTCTTTCAAAAAGAACTAAACCTAAACCCATACCTAAACGTATTTCTCCTCTAGTTTGCTGTGCAATTATAGGATTTGTACTTAATAAATCTTCTCTTATTTCTGGTAAAAAAGCTTCATTTAATACGTTAAGATTTAAACGACCTCCATCTGGAGTAGGTATTAAAGGTAATCCAAAATTAGGAGCATTTAATGGATATATTAATCTTGCATTTGACTTGATAATATTTGTTGGTGCTTTTGTAAATGAAAAATACGTTCTAGCTAAAGGTTGATTGTTTGCTAGTTTGTTAATGTATTTAGCTCCATGTCCTAATACGTCTAAATTCCCTGCTCTTATATCTTGTGTAAAGGTAATAGTTTTAGAAAATTCTCTTGATCTTTTTAAAATCTTTGCTGTTGCTCCTTTTAATTCTGTTTTTCCATTTTCAGCAAAGTGTTCAAGTATTGCATCTACTTGACCTTTAACATATTTGTTTAATTTGTCTCCTTTATAACCTAATCGTAAACCTTCATTAAATGCTAAATATTCAGAACTAGCAATAATATTAGGAGCTTGCACCATGGCATCTGTAGAGGTCATTAACCTTTGTGGTACTCTTATAACTTTTCCACCTTTATCAACAGCTTTACCTACAAAGTTATCAGCATCAGAAGAGATTGCAAATCGTTGTCCTGTTTCACCTTTATAATTTCCAAGGTTAACAAAATTATCTTCCATATCCCATGATTTTTTAAAAGCAGTTAAACCAAACCGTAAGTTTTCGTTAAGAGAAAATAAATGTCTTTTAGCTGCTTCTAGTTCTTTAAAATTGTTAGACCCTAAAGCTAGTTTTAAAGCACTTAAATAACTTTGTGCTACACCTGATGTTAAATTAACTGCTTGAGTTGTAGGTGCTGATAGTAAACCATTAATTCCTATTTCATTAAAAACTCTTGGTGCTTTTTGTAATACTAAATCTACAAAAATATCTTTCTTTTTAAGTGCAACCATCTTTTCAACACTTCCTTCTGTTTGTTTTATAGTATTTGCTAATTTATAAAGTCTTGTAAAATCACCGCTTTTTTCTGCTTCTTCTATTCTGTCGTTTAATAACTTTCTAAAATTTTGTTTTTGTTCTAATGCTTCATCAAAATCCAAAGTAGATTCAGGTATATTTTCATCTGCTATTCTTTTCTGTGCTGGAGTCATATCCATCACTTCATCAACAGATTTACCAGCCAAACCAGATTCAGGTTTTTCTTGAAAAGTTCTCATTACACGACCTGTTGGAGTTCTAACTGCTTTGATGTCAAGCGTTAACCATTCTTCAACTTTTTGTAAAGCGTCATCCAATTCATCACCAACTGCTTTTATAGATTTAAAATCTCCAGAATTTAAAGCATTAACAAATTTTGTATTTACATTAACTGTGTTATCTGATGCTAGTACTACTGCCTGTGCTAAAGCATAAGCTAACTCTTCTGGTGGTTGCTCTCCATAAAAATCTATATATTTTAGTGCCATCGCTTTAAGTCTTTTTGTATTTTTTATATCTAATACTCTTTCGTCATATAAACCCAAACCTTTTAATTTAGTTTCTTGTTGTGATTTAGTACCACTAAAAGCATTTTTACCTTTTAATCCTATGATTGTTTGGTCAATGCCTTCTTGAAAACTACCTTTGACACCTTTATTTGTATATTGTTGTGGAGTTTGTGTTTTATCACCTAAGTCTTGTTTTGTTTTTTTCTTTACATTTTGTTTTTGATTTAAATCTTTTTGAAACTGATTAGCTTCTTCTACTGCTTTATTTATTTGTTTTTTTTCTTTTGTAGTTATTGTTGCGTTAATTTCTTTTGCAGTCTTACCAGCATACTTTTTAGTTATATTCTCTACACCTTCTAAAGCTCCTTTAAAAGTAACTCCAAGACCACCTCCAATAGCAGCAGAACTAAAGATTTCTTTTGGTGTTAAAAGTTCTCCTTCGTTTATTCCTTTTCTTATTTGTTCCCCTGCAACACTAGTTACAGCACCTTGTACAGCAGCTCTTTTAAGACCACCTTTTCCTATTTTTGCTGTAGATCCAAAGGGTATCATTTGATATCCACCAGATTGAATAGCCTCACCCCAATCTATATTTTCTTCACCTCTTGCTTTTTGTGCAGCAATGTTTATACCAACACCACCGACAAAATTAATACCAAAATAAAGAGGTCTAGCACCAGGGAAAGGAGCAACTAATAATCCAGCCGTTGCTTTATCAAGAGCAAGACCACCTCCTATATCAACTCCTATACCTGTCACTTGTTTATACGGTTCTATTTCTGTATCTTCGTATGATTCTTCGTTAGTATCATTAATATAAAAGTTATTAATTGTATTTTCTTTGTTTACATCAACATCCCAATCAAGATAACTTTCTGTTTGTTTATAAATATTTTTATCAAGTGGTTTCAAGACATTAGAATCAATTTCTGAAAAAATACCCTTATTATTTATTGATTTTGTAAAACCTTTAATTGGTTTTTCTGGATTTGAATTTGTCATTGTTGTTTTGATTGGGTTTCAAGCAGTCTGTCAGTAAATAAATCAAAAAGCTTTTTATTTTTAAAAACATCATTTAGCATTTTTTCTGCTTCAGCTTCACCAAGAATTTTATCGACACTTTTTAGCTTGGGATTTTTAATCTTTTCTGCTTTATCAAAAAACTTTGCTCTTTCTTCTTTATATAATTTTAATTTCTCGTCTTGTGTTTTTTCATCATCAGTAGCAATTTTCCTTATATCAAGTTTATATTCATCCCTTATCTTAAGAAATTGTCGTGCTTTACTACCATCAAATGTAATTATTCCAAGTGGATTTTTTTCACCAGCTAAATTTTCAGCATCACTTATGTCGTCAGCTATTCTTTCTGATAAATTTTTATCAATAGGAACTCCAAGCCTTGTTTGAAGTAGAGCTTGCAATCTATCAAATTCTTTTTCATCTTCATCTGTTACAGAACTTCCTAGTTGTTTTCTATATGTAGCCAAATCTTTTAAACCTTCTTGGGGATTTAATTCATATTTTCCATTAAAACGCAGATCACTTTCAAAATCAAAAAACCAAGTGTCTCTGTCAATGGCTTGAGATTCTATAATTGGTTCTAAAAAATCTTCAAATTGGTCAGGAAATTCGTTTGCTAACTTATCCATTTCAACTATATTATTTACTCCAAACTGTTTTATTCTATCTTTTATAGTTTGTTGTTCTTCTCTTGCTTCTCTTTCATTTGCATCTTTCCTAAATTTTTCATCAGTAATAATTAAATCAGTTCTGAATTTTCTTATATCTTCACTTTTATTAATAATGTCTTTTAACTTTGTTCTAACAATAGTTCCATCTTTTTTCTTTTGCGTAATACCAACTTCTAACTCTCCAAAATATTCCCAAAATTCATTAACTGCTTGTACACCATCTAGACCTTTTTTTTGATGTTCATTATAGATTGAATTACCTATATTGATTCCTATGTCTATCATTTTTGTTGGTGTTATAGCTTGTGTTATACCGTTAGATTCAAGTTCATTTAAATATGATTGACTTAAATTTTTAGACATAGTAACACCTGTAATACTTGTAGGGTCTTCTATTGCAGTTAAATCAATCAATCCTTTATCTAAAGATTCTTGATTGTCATCTATTTTATAAAAGTTAAGTTTTATAGTATTACCAATTTTATTCTCTGCATCTTGTACAAGAAATTCATTGTAAGCTTTAGTATGATCTATCTCTACTTTTTGTAAACCTTTGCCTAGTTGAGGTAAATAAAAATCATTTAAATATAAAGCTCTAATACCTTTAACATTACTTCTACTTGTTTCGTTATATTCAGCTAACGCTGTTTGATATTCAACTGAATCTGGTGCAAATTGACTTAAAGGAAGTTGAAATGTTGTTCCATCTTCTTGTTGCCTTTCGACTGTATAATTTTTAAAAAATTTCTTAGCATCTGTCTCTGCCATATTTCCTAATCGAATAGCTAATTGTTTTTCTATTCCAGATTTAAATGCTTTATTACGACCAATAATTTGTCTTGCTGCTTCTGGTCCTTCTGTTTTATTAATTGCACCTATATATTTTTTTAGATCTGCTTTACTTGATTGTATAATCACTTCCATTGCTCTTTGTTCTTGTATCTCATCTGCTTTCTCTTTTTTTTGTTTTGCAAATTTTAAAAGGTTAGGATTTACTACAGATAAAATATCAGTTAATTCTTCTGCTCCTGTTTTCGGTTGAACTCTAGGTTGTGGTACATAAGTATCAATTATAGGAGCAAGCTCGATAGAAGTGTTAAAAGAATTTGTCATATTTAAATAGTTCCAGCAGCCCAATCATAAGTTAAGGCTTTACTTCCAACACCTAAAGCAATTTGCGTCATCGAAGGAATTTGATTATAAGCTTGATTTATATTACTTTGACCTGCACTTAACTGTTTGCCAAGTTGTGCGTCATAACCTCTTACTTCTAATCCTAGATTTTTTCTTTGTGCTGCATTACTTATATTTAAATTATTTCCTACGTTAGCTCCTTCTCGTTGAGCTTCTCCTGTTAAAAGACCTAACAGATTACCGCCAATTCCACTAGCTTGTAAAGCTCCTACTTTTTGTTTCGTGTCAAGGGAAGCTTGTTGTCTTTTTTGAGCTGTTAATGCTTCTTTTGTTTTTAAATTTTGACCAGCAGTAGTAACTTTTAAATTTCTAGCGTCTTCTGCATTTTTTGCGTTAGTTAATTCTGTTTGATATGTTTGATCAGCTTGTTTTTGAGCAGCACTTCTCATAGCTAACCCTTGGAATAATCCTAAACCTGTTGCTATTGCTGGTAATACTGCACACATTTAAGCAATCCTCATAAATTCGTAGAAAGGTTTACTATGTTCTCCATATTCTGCTTGGTAATTAATGAATGTAAACCCTAAAGACCTTAACCACTTTATAGCAGAATCATTCTCTGCATATACCATATTGTATAACAAATTATAATTTTTCAACAGACCATCTACCCATTTCCTACCTTGTCTTATTAATTGTATTTTATATTTTTTATTATTAAACAACTCATCTGTAGCAAGCATCCATATACAGCCATCGTGACATACCCCACATAAACCCATAGGTTGATCTTCATCTCCAGCAATAGCTAAGACTTGTTCTCCAGATAAATATGTTAGACGTAAAGCGTCTTCAGGATCTTGTCCTGTTTGATATAAAGCTTCTAATCTATCCATTTGTCTCATGTTTGCACATACATAATTTAAATCTTTTAATTTTGCTTTTCTTAAATATCCCATTATCTTCTATTAGACCTCATATAAAACATAGCTTCGTATTCTGCACTCGTTAATTTAGTTGGTAAATAAGTAATGTTTTTTACATCTACTGTTACTCTATCTGCTCTACTCATTACTGGAACTTTAAAAGTACCTGTCTCTAATTTAATATCATTAAGAATACTATTATCAGATCCTAATACAGATGTAAATTCATAAGTTGAAGTTGTATTATTATCTGGAGTAACTTCTACTTTTATAAAACCTGTATCTTCAAATTTTAAATAAAAATGTTTAATTTGTAATCTGCCACTAATTAATTCATTACCTTGAGTAGGACTTTCTGTAAGACGTTGTTGTGCAAACCTGTAATGCATTTCATAAGGTTCTCCAATTATAAATTTGGTACGTCTTACATCTCCAACAACAAAAATAGTTTGATTACCTCCTACGCTATTAAGTGCTGGCATTTGTTGTCCTGGAAAATTATTTTGTTGTATTCCTTTATCATCTATAAGATAACTTGATTCTCTTATAGAGCATACTGTACTGCTAGTAGTTCCTAAATTAGAAGAGCCTACAAGAGTAAAAGTATTATCATCAACTTTAGTTATAAGAAATTTACCTGTAAAACCATTTCCTAAAGCTACATATTCAGCAATAAATTCTACGTCTGGATTTGCAAAATTTGAAATAGCTGCTATTGGTAAAACAACTTCAACTTGATCGTCAGTAATAAAACCATGATTAGTTTTTGTAATTGTAACTGTATTATTAGAAGTTGTACTGCTATAGGTTGCAAGTACAGCAGGTGCTAAGTCTCTTGTTATAACATCCATATTAGTGTCAAGTCTATATGGAACTGTAACTGACGAAAGTTTTGTAGAAGTGTCATAGGTTATAGAAACTCCAGTACTAGATTCTGTAATTTTTCTATCCAAATGAAATTCATAAGTTGAATTTTCTTCTTTAAAATCTGGTTCAAAAGGTATCTTTTCTAAATTAACTTCTGTTGTAATATTCTCACTTTGAACAATATCTTCAGTCACTATAAATAAATCACTACCTATAAAATCTATATTTTTAATAGCCCTGCCTTCTTCAAAAGTATAAGTAAACCACGAATTTAATATTTTTTCACCTTTAGCACCGTACAACCATTTATTTACATATAATTTATTTGAATTACTTGCTCCTAATAAAATTAAAATATCTTCATTAGTAGAAATAGCAACTCGATAAATATCGTTAGGAAGTAATCTCGGAACATGAATTGTAAGGTTAGCAGCATCTTTTACGTCTACTCCACTTTGTGTAATGTATTCTCTAAGACCAGCAAAACTCCCTTTGCTTGTAAGGTAGTAAATAGAACTACCAGCACCAACAGGTGTTGCGGCATCACTACTCTCAAATTCTGTTGCAACTAAGACGTTAGCTGTTTTAGGTGTAAGATTATCTGCTGAACTACTTAAAACAAATTGTGTTTGGTCTGAAAATAATATTAATTTTTCTCCCATGTTTACAGCATTTTTAAGAATAGCTACTTTTGTATGTGAAGCAGCAACATCAATAGGATCACTGTCTATAACTGTCAATACAGTTTCAGGAAAAAATTCAAAGAACTTAGATACAGTTGATAAAATTACATTATCATTAGCCAAGAAACCTAATCTATTTCTAAAGAAAAACACATTATTTATTTTAGCACCAATAAAAGAAGGGTTTTTTGCAGACTCTAAATCTCCAGTAAGTCGTTCTCCCCATATAGGTAGTCCGTAAGTCGGCACACCAAAAGTAGCATTACCACTTGTCGATAAACTAGTCGCAGCAGTATATGTAAAAGTATTAGCATCAGCAACACTTACTATAGTAAAGTCTCCGCTAACAGCAGTTCCTGAACTATATATAATATCTACCGTATTACCGACAGAAAAACCATGATTACTAGAAGTCACAGTTACAGTAGTTCCTGATTGTGAATAGGTAGCTGAAGTCGGATGACTTAATGCATATGTACCACCATCTACTCTTGCAAATCTAAACTTGCCATTAGCCTGTCTAAGCAAAACGTGTGGCATTGTTGAGTAATTAAATTTAAACTGAATACCTGGTGCTGCACATTCTTGCCATTGACCTTCTTCAAAAGCTCCTCCATTATTAGTGACAAACTTTACATAATAATTATCAAAATTAGTAGAATCATCACCTTTAATTTCTACGACCATTCCGTCTGGTGAAACTGTAGGTAAGTCTGTAAATTGTTGTACTGCATTTTTTACAGTTGTAATTTGCGAATTACCTTGAGTATCAGTTGAATCTACTGAAAAATCAGAATTGTCATTCTTTTTTATATGTAAGACAGGACCATTTTGTGCAATAGTAAATCCAGTAAGTGCAGCATCTAGCTGAGATTTTATTGAAGTTGCAACCGTTGATGTACTTAAAGGATTATCTGAAGAGGTGTTTTTACTAACAGTAGTGCCATCAACTGTAACTGAATAAATCGTTGCATCAGAAACTTGATTAAAAAATACTATTGCTTGTGTATTACCACCAGTTGATAAGGTTGAATCCATTGCAGTAGTAACAGTTGTATTAACAACAAAGGTATAATCAGCAATAGTTATAGTTTTAATTTGTGATCTAGGAGTAGTACAAGATAAATAAGTAACTCCGTCAGGTTTAATTACATCTATTTCAGTACCAGCAAGATCAAAAACTCTTACATTATTTGTCGTAAATATAACAACATACCTTTCTGTTATATCTCTATTAATCATATGAACCTTGGCATCACCTATCGTAGTTTCACCAGTAATTAAATTAGATACAAACTGAGAACCAGAACGTTTTACAAGACCTAATACAGGATCGCTATCAGCATTATCTTGTATATCAGCATGATCAGGTTTTTTTGTGGCATCAGAAGACTGCGATATACCTCTCAATAAAGTAGGTATTGATCTAGAAATAAGAGCCATAGCTATCTAATTAAAACATTTGCTGGAGAGTAAGTATCAAACACGTTAGTAAGAGATGGATCTCCTCTTAAAAGATTATGATCGGCATTAGCTAAATCAGTTTCTAATAATACTGCTCTTGCTCTTGCTTCGTCTTGTTGAGTGTAACCTCTTAAACCACCATCTCCGACTAATCTATCAATAAAAATACGAGCTGCTTTAATTGTTATATAGTATCTTGCTTGTTCTGGTATCTCTTCAAAAGTTCTAAAATATACGACTGTAGATATAAGATCATTTTCAAATAAAAAAGTATTATTTAATCTGTCATACATTTTTAATCCACGTTGTATTGGATCAATTGAAGGGTGTTGATGAATATTAGAATCAATTCTTAAAATATCATTTGGCAAAACTATTTCTTTTGTAACTTCATTTCTAATTAAAGTTACATCAATCTCTGTGTTAAAACTCCAACCTTCACTTTGTACTGCTTTGTTTTGTTCTTGCAAAACATCTAAAGCTATTTGAGCATCAACAGGTAAAACTGTATTATCAAAGATTTGACCTGTTGTTTCATTAATTGTATTAACAGGAGATTCTCCTATAGCAGCCAACATAATATTGACGCTTTCTAGTTTGGTGGTTGCAGCTACAGTACTCATGTTTTTTTAGCCTCCGCTTTGTATTTTTTTAAGTTTTTCTTTTTTTAATTTAGCTTTTTCTTTAAAGTATCTAGCTTTTTCACCAAGACTTGTCTTGCCTGTATCTTTCATTTTACTTTCATAGAAGTCAATGTAATCTTGACCTGTTAATTTTTTTTCCTTTTTACCAAACATGATTAATATTTTTTCCCAATACTAAGAGTTTTTCTTGTATTTGTCGATTCTTTCTTCTTTTGTTTGTTTTTTTTCTTTGGTGAATAATCCATAATTACCTTGCTAATTCAAGTGTTTTTCTTTTCTCTTGACTCCCTTTTCTTTTCTTTTTATCTTTATCTTTAGCAACTTTTATTCGTGCTGCTTTGTTTGCTTCTTTTTGCATTTTTTCCTGGTCTTTCTTCATCCTTTCTTCCATCTCTTTCCTTATCATTAGTCTATATCTTTCCTTGAAATCAGGTGGCATTTTTCTAAAATTAGAATCGGTCATAATAAATAAAAAAAGGGCATCTAATAATAAGATACCCTATAAATTGAAATTTAGAAGTATTAAGAAGCAGATAACTTAATAGTAGCTGCTGCCTCTGGTCTTAGGATTCCATGCCCAAGTGCATACTTCGCAACCATCAATGTACCTTGATACATTGTAGCGTAGTCCTGGCCTGTAATCTCAGTTGTCATGTCCATTAGCTTGACTGTTCCCACAGCCGATTTGTGGAAGACAAGACCGATAGTTTTACTATCGTCACCATTGTAAGCATTGTTCTCACCTGAAGCTGCTGACCTGTTTGATTGAGGTATGTTGTTTGACTTCATGATTGGGATGCCAGCAACTTGCTGTACAGCACCAGAAGCAAACGAACCATTACCTCCACCTGGGTTGAAGTCAACATTTACAGTTCTTGTAGCAGACTCAGCAAGTTTGTAATACTCAGCAGGTGGCAATACACAGAAACGATCTGTAGGAGGGATGTCTCTCTCGTCAAATGTTTGTGCAATGTCATAGATAGCTGCTGCTATCTCATCACCTGTTACATCAGAAGATGCTGTATTACCATTAGCAAGAGTTAAGGTAAGTCCACCTGCAATACCTGTAAGTGTTGAAGATGCTCTAGAAGCTTGGGCGATCATTTTAGATACGTTTTCATCGTATGTTTTAGCAATCGCTTTACCTAATTCATCAGCGTAACTTGCCCTGATATCATAGTGGTTTTTCAACTCTTCGAGGCGACTTACAAAAACGTCTGCGACAAGTAGGTCGTCAATACTTATGACACGCTCACCATGTCTGATCTGGTTGCCCCCTGTCAGTAAATTTCCTGGTGTATGGAAAGATGCAGTGGCGGTGCCTAAAACTGGAAATTGTGCCGATTTGCCTGAGGTGATTGTGCGAACAGAATGAAGTTGCTCGTTGAAGATGTTGTTACGAGTGAATGCCGTAAGAACTTCTCCGCTGAACACTTTCAGGAACAGAGCATCAAAGTCTGTTCCAGTATTATCGACAAGACCCAGACGTGATACCGTAGCGTTACTCATGGTAAAAAGTTTGGATTAATTGAATAAAATTTAAGAAACTTACTTCGCTACTGTCTGTTCTCTCAAGTGGTATCTGACGCATCAGGCACTTTTGATATTAAGATTTTCGCTTTGTAGTTTTTACTGACCCACATTTCCACTTGCGTAGAGCAAGGGCTTTGCGAGTTGACTTGCCATTTTTTTTAAGTGGTCCTTTTACTTTCGACATTCTTGCACAAAAAGATTTCCTTCTTGCTTTTTGTCTAGGTGAAAGTCCACTTGTTTTTGTGACAGGTGCTTGCAAGTTACTACCTGTCTTAAGCTTGAGGTACGCTCTACCTTTAGCAGTCAAGCCCCCAGAGGGACTCTTATGCTCTTTTCGTAGAGAGACACCCTTCGCCATAAAAAATGAAAGTTATTTAAAATATAACATCTACTTAGAAGTTTGTCGTTTATGTCTATATTTAATTTTGTCTGGTCCTTTTTTTTGTTCTTTAAATTTGTTTAATTCTTTTAAAGATAATTCATCTCTAGTCTTTGGAGTTTTTTTACTAACTCTCTTTGAAGGTCTGCAAGCAGGGTAGGCACGACTCTCACCTTTTTTACGACCACAAGGCTTGCCTGTTTTTACATCTACCCACTTTTCATCAAACCATCTTTTAAGACTCATTACTTTATGTTTGAAAAATACTCAGGACAAGTATCTTCGGTATATGTAATGTTTATATTACCAGCAACAATAAATCTTTGTTTATTAGATTTATTAGGAAATGCTGCGTGCCATAACCAAGAAGGAAATAATATTAAATCTCCTTCTTTTTGTTCTTTTGGTATTATTTCATCTCCTTTTAAATTTACGAATCTAAATAAAGTTTCATCAGCAGGTTTAATAAAATGAACAAAACTTATTGCAGCATTATGACAACTGTTTGGGATTGGATGAAAATGATGGTGAGCAAAATGACTATTTCCGTTTAAATAAAGTTGACCCCACAAATGATAGTTATATTTAGTTGTAGTTTGCAATCCTAAATTCGACATAATATCTGAAATTATTTTATGATATTTTTCTTTCCAAATTAATTCTGGTTTAGGGTGATGAGGAGGAAAACTAGTATAATTATCATTTTCAAAAGGTACTTTAGATTTATACTCAGAAAGTACAAACTCAATTTCTTCATCAGAAAATTTTATATTACTATGAGTCCAATAAGGTGGTGTAAAAATAAGTTTCTTAAGACTCATTTGCCTATTTGTTTTTGTGCTTTGTTGTGAGCAGATTTAAATGATGTACCTTCACGCATTAGCTTCTTCATCATGTCCATATGTTTTTTGGAATGATGCTCTGAATGTTTCTTCAGATTTTTCATCTGACTAAGCGTAAGCTTTTTCATGCTTTTTTGTAGCTACCGCCAGCAGCTTTATACTGTCTTACAAGTTGTCCGCTTGCATAAGCAGAAGGCCACTTCTTCACAGTACGTTTTACCTTGGCTTTTATTCTTGCATACAACTCTGGGTTTGTAGGCTTATTCGCCATTATCCTCCTCTCTTAAAGACATCGCTTTCACGCAATCTTTCTTCTACTGTTTGTCTATAAGTTACATCAGTCTTATATCGAGGATCATTCATAGCAACAGTTACTTCTGATGCTGATCTAAATGGAGCTAATCCATTAGTAGATTGTCTTCCTGTTACTAAATCTGGTTCGATACCCATAGCGTTATTGTATTGTGAATAAAGTCCTTGTACTGCTAGTTTAATTGCTGGAGCTGATCCTGTCTTTGTCAGGTTATCAAAAGCATCAATATCATCAGCAGTTAAATTTTCATTTGCCCAAGATTTCATTTGTTCATAACCTTGTTCTCCACCAGCAATATCTTTTATACTAGCTATTTGTCCTTTGGCAATTTCTTCTACATCACCTTGAGATCTAATACCATCTAAATAAGTATTGATAACCTGTTCTGAAAATCCTCCCTCTTTTAATTTTGCATAGTCATCATCACTTATATTTCCGCTTTCTAGAAATCTGTTTGTAATGTCTTCTGGATCAATACCAACTTCATTTAAGACTTCAGCAAGACCATCACCATATATTTCTTGATAATCTACCTCTTCTGTTTCTGTTTCTACCTCTTCTGTTTCTGTTTGTTCTTCTACATTACCTTCTGGTTCTTCTCTAGTTTGATCTATAGCACCAAGCTTACCTTCGAGTTCTTTATAGCTTGCAGCCAAATCTTCAATAGATTTAAACTTACCAGCATATAGACCATTTTCGTCTTTTAAACCTTCCAAGTCATTAGCAGACATTGGTGGTGTTTCGGCTACATTTACTTGTGATGAAGTCATAAGTGGTTACTTAACTAGAATGAAGTGTACTGCCATGTCTTGTGGTTACATCATTAGAAGAAGTATCTACTGATGGTTCTTTTACAATAACAGGTTCTTTTACTACAGGTTTTACCACAGGTACATGTGGTTTGGCAACAAACTTACCGTTGTCATCCCTCTCCCTGGACTTCTTCTTGGTTGGCATTTAACTCCTCCGTTAGTTGTTGTGCTTGAGCATTATTTTTAGGATCAAGTAATTTAGATCCAAGAGCAGCAGGTCCAAGAGATTGAATTAACTGTTGCTGTTGAGCTTGTTGTTGCTCTGCTGCAATCTGTTCTGCTGTCTTAATTAGATTAGTAGTGTCAATTCCGATGGAAGTAGCAAGACGTTTAACTGCTTCATCCACGTTTACGAACTGACGCATCACATCTGGACCAAGAGCTTGAGCCACAGTACCGATAAACTCAATGAGTTTATTTCTGTCGTTACCCCTGCCAAGACCTTGAATCCCTGTCACTATCTTAGGCTTAACTAATTTTTCTGGCAAGGCTTTAACTTTTCCAGACCTTACCATCATATGCATACGTCTTTTCAGGAATGGTATTTGGAACTCCTGGGATAAAATAGAGTACGTGCCACCCAATGAGTTCTCAAGTTCTTGGGCTAATAGATTTATCTCGGCTGCTGTTACTCTTTCAGCTTGTCTCTGAACAGAACTAGCCATAAGAAAAGCATCAGCAAGTCTAGCTTCTATCCGTTGCATTGCTTGTTGTGCTACAGCGAAGTCCCCTTGCTTTCCTACTTGCATTACACTTACATCAGCAGCAGATCCTTCTCGTATTGCACCGTTGGGAGCTTTTGCTAAAGTTGCTGCCCTGGTCTGGCCGTTAGGATTTACGAGAAATAAAACTTTTGCACTAGCAGCAGCACCTTCTATAACTGCTTGAGTTAAAGCTTCAAGAGATATAAGATCTCCTCGATATTCTTCAACGTACCCACGACCATAATCTTCTCCATCAATTCGGACCCAACGTAATAAAATCCAAGGGGAAACATCAGCCTTAGATCTTCCATCGCTACCAGGAATCTTTTCTCCTTTACATTCTTGATGCCACATAAAGTCATCACCATATCTTTTTATGCAAGTATAAATATCAATTTCATCTCCCATAGTTTTCTCATCATAATTATCTTTTTGTTGAATTTGACTTAAAAACTTAGGAGGTAAAGCTTTAGGGCTGATAGATTCTTTTGTAATTATTTCTAATACGTTACCGACTGAATCTCTTTTTGAAACAAACTTAGATAGTGGGTAAACTTTTAATCCTTTATCTGTTAAGTAGAGAAGAACATTACCTCCAACAATTAAATGCTTGAGTGCTTCAAACATAGCTACTCGATCATTTGATACTTCTATCTCATCCATTAAAGCATTTTCATATGCCCTCAAACCTTTATCTATTTCACTTTGTATTTCAGTTTGCCCTTCTTGCATAAGTTGAAGTTGATCTATTGTCAACTTAAAAAATGCAGTACTAGGAGGGAGTAATGCTATAAGCAGCTTTGATGCAAGACTGTTAACCGCTTTGGCTCCGAGGGCTTGAAACGGAGTTTTGATTCTAGCCCTTGTACCAGTTGTAGACTCTGGAATAAGACTTGGCAAAGTCAGCTTAGAAGAATCTTTAGCCTCTCTTTCAAAAGTTGACCTTGCACTAGCTAGCTGCTCGTATCTACCAGCAGCAGTCTTGCCTCCTTGTGAGTACTCCATTTAACTTATGTTAAGGTTAGGATCTTTTCCTGTATCTAATCTTCCTAATCGTAATGAAGCTGTACCGCCAAGATCACTTCGTCTACCTTTCAAACCTGAGCCTGGCATGTTTGCTTTCTTTTTTCTTGTGCCAGAAACAACAGCCTTAGTAGTTTTTTCTGGAGCTGGAGCTGTAGGTCTTGGGGGTGGTAAGGGTTTAGGAGCCTTTGGTGGGCACATAATTAATTCTCCAAAAGTTTGTTTGTTAACATTGTTTCCTTTTGACGTTTTTGTTGTTCAATTAAATAATCTACAACATAACGCTGACCAGCCTTAAACCATACTTCTTTATCTGACATAGATAAATCAGGATGACGATTAGGAAAGACAGAATCTAACCCCTTTATTAAATCATCTGAGAGAGAAGGTAAACTATTGTTCACAAAAATTAAAGGGTTATCTCTATATTATATGGTACATTAGAAATAACAAGGAGTGGTTCCCTTGTTGCAAAAGCGGAAACAATAAACAACCTTAAGAGAGTGGTTCCTCTTAGGGTTGTTTTGCTTTATGGCTGCCAAAGTTTTACTTCACCTGTTTGAAAATTATAATCTCCATCTCTTAATATTCTTGT